AATAGAATAGGTTTTGCCAGACCATGTCCCGCCTTGGTTGATAATTATTTTAGTCTCGGCCGTAATATTAGCTTCAAATAACTCCGTTGTCTCAAACATCGTTTTCGGTTGACCTTATAGGGAACTCAGTTTTGACAATTTTTATTTCCAATGTGTTGTCCATGCCCCCAGTGATTTGTTGCTCGACCTTTTCGACATATCCTCTGGCTTTGCCAATTGTTTTCAAATACAATTCGATTGCTCGCATCTTTACGTTGTCATTGTCTGACTTCATAAGACTAAACAAACCATCTTCGGCCACATCAATGTTTTGTTCTCGGATGTCAATTAGTTCCTCTGGGAATTTCAATGCTCTCTCTCTGACTGCTTGCCTCGTGTAATCTATTTTGAATTGCTTTTCAATAGCTTTTGCAGTCCTCGAAAATAGTCCTGCGTTCTCTCTCAGTATTGTTAAAAACTCTTTGTCGCTTATTTTTATGTTCATGACAAGTATTGTGAAATTTCAATGATATAATTTACTTAAATTCAGCCGTTTACATTAGTGATTTGATTTCGAACTTTATAAACTCGCTACCTTTGGCAACTATTGTTTTGACTATCACTATTTTATAGACTTCTGCGTCATCAAAATTATACTTTTTTTGCAATATATCCAAAAATGGTTTCATTGGATTGTCTATGTCAGATGCTTTATTGCTGAATCCAAACTCAAAGTCAATTTGGTATGGCGGCTCTGGCAGTTGCATTGGCTTTAGAGTCAAAAGCATTTGTTTCTCATAGACTTTGTATTCTGGAGACTTAAATCGTTTCCCTTGCCACGCTTTGTTGACACTTAGAGGTTTGATGTATGCAATTCCGTTAGCCATTCTTTTGTCAGTTTGTTGTCGTGTGCTTTGTTGTGGCATTCCCTGCATAGTGCAATTAAGTTTTCAATTGCGTCTTGTTGGTCTTTGGTCTTCTTGCCGAACTTAGACCTAAAAACAATGTGATGAATGTCAACCGCCCTTGCTTTGCATACTTCGCAGGCAATAAATGAATGCTCGTCTAAGCCGTAGTGATTGAAATAAACTTTAATATGCTTCTGCATTGTCACTATTATTTTAAAACTTGTGACAAATAACTTGTCATTAAAGTCACTAAATTACATTATTTGTCCCTTTTATGGCTCATTATTCGAATAAATACGTATCAATGCGGCTCACTTTTGAGCCACAAAGATATTTTTTTCCACCATAAGGCTAAAATTAGATATTATTTTCCATCATTTGTTCAATATCTTCTTGTCTAATTATAAAAATTGGTTCGGGTATGTCTGTTAATGTAAATTTTAATTCCTCTTCCATTTGTTAAATGTTTTTTTGGTGCTTGTTAAATGTTTTAGTAAAGTTTCATGCACTTTGTCCCGTTTATTCATTAAAAAAGTGGACTTTTATTTTTTAAGTGTTAATTGTCTGTTCTTTGCCTTGCAAATATTTTAAACTTATTTCCTTTGCCATCCTTAAATACATATTTTGAATTTAGCTTGTTTCTGACAATAACTTTCAAAGCCTTTTCGTTGTTGTTTGCTTTCATGAATAAACATGGCTCATCTTCATTAAACTGGAATGCCCATTCAACTTGTTCAAACTCTGGATTGTTTGTTTGTTGCTTTACTTTAGGTTTAAACAGATTTAATATTGCTTTTATCATAACTTTTCTATTTCTTGTTTAACTTTTATCCAATATACCACAACTGACTCAAATAGTTTTTCGTCTGCAAGTTCTTTAGCCACTTGCTCAATTTGCTTAATTGATTCCAGTGCAAGTTGTTTAGCTAAATTTAAATCAATCTGTTTAGCATATCCAACTAAATCGCCAACCAATTCAATTGCCTTTTGTTCTGGTGTTTTAATTTCACTGGCCTTTTCTTTTATTTTAAAATATGCGTGTTCCCATGTTATGGTTGTGCCTGCCCAAATCGCCTCTTTTATAAAATCTAATTCCATTTCTTTGGCAACTTCAAGTATCATTTCAATTTTTGATTCATTGCCTTTTGGAATATAATCTTTTAATGCGGTTACTGCAAAGGTAACTGCGGTGTGTTTTGTTTCTTGTTCTGTTGTCATAGTTTTATATTTAGTTTTAGTTTAAAAATCAAATGCTCCCAGTCTGTCAGTGATTGGATTCTCTTTTTTGTTCTCTGCTCTCAGCTTCTTAGCCATTGTTTCATACCATTTAGCTTTGGCCAAATCCCTTTCGACTGGTTGGTCTGGTTTGTCGCCAAGTCTCATTCTGTATTTAAAGGCGTTCATTTCGCAAAAGGCAATGTATTTCTCAATGCCCCAGATGTCAATCATCATTTCAAATACTTGCTTATCGCCTTTTTTATAATAGTCTGGATTTATGTCGCTCATGCTCTAAATAATTTATTGTAACTAAACTCAAATGTAATTCCCCAGACAATGCAAAAAATGCAAGCGTCCAAAATGCCGTACATTGGAACGTACATAACAACGGCCAAAGATATAAAGCCAAGCATTAATCCTTTAGCCAAATGCCAACCATCTGTCAAAGCCGAAAGCATAGTGCTTGACAAAAAGAAACTTTCGCCGTTGCGAATGTCTCCATTTTTCCATTTGTTTTTCCAACTGATTCGCCAATCCCAGAATTTTTGGTTTTTAAAGTTTCTAAATATGGAAACATCGTATCTGGTTGACAAAGTGTCCATCAAAGCGTTGCACATTGATGCTAAAATTATAAAAATTATACTCATAGTCCTAAGTTTTGGTTAATTATTTTGCTATTTAAAATTTTAAATGGAGTTTCTTTGCCCTTGCCAAATAACTCTCTTTTGATTCGCCTATCGTATTGCTCCCAGTCATCGTGAGTGGCCATAATTTTGATATGCTTAATCACATGCCCCATTTGACAAATCAATTCGTAATATTTAGGATTCGCCATTTTCTTTGTTTACTCTATAAATTAAATATTCAGACTGAGTCAATTTGCGCCCCTCTACGCTAATAACTCGCACCGCACCACTACTTGGCTGACTTCGCCATAGTTCGTCAAACTCGGCAAGCAATTCACGTGTTCTCGACCATTCTTTTGGCTCTGGTGCTTTCTTATATTCTTTTTTGTCCATTATTTTGGTTGTGATGGCTTTGACTTGCTCAATTATTTCGTCCGATGGCTTATTGTCCAGATAGCTTTGCTCCCACTTCTTATATTTTTCTTGAATGGCCTCTGACTCAACTTGCTCTTTTGCCTTTTTTAAATCGTTTTCAAATCTATGCAAAATTTTAAAAATAGTCGTAATGTCAAATGAATGAAACAACTCAATTTCTGGGTATTTTCCCATTTTAAAGTTGTTAAACGCCATGACGATGTGTTGCACAGACCAATAGTAATATTCAGAATAAACCATTTGCGCAGCTTCAGCAATCTGGCTTTCGCTCATGTTCTTAGAAACATTCAAAGAAACAATTAAGCCATCGATTGTGCGTTCTATTACCTTTGAGACAAAGCCATCGCCCTGCTCTTTTCTAATCGATGCCAATGGAGTCGGACTGCTCGTTATTAATTCTTTGATTGTTCCCGAATACAACTTCGGCAATGTACTGGTCGGCTTGTTTAATGCGTTGCTCGACTGCGGTTCTGTTCTTTTCAAATTCTGATTTTCCATTTTTTATAGTTTGATTGTCCCTTTTTTCCCAATTTTTGATGGCAGCCGCCCAGTTTAAATATTTAACGCCTTTGGACTGCGAATATAGCAAAGCGCTTTCATAATACTTTGCGAGTTTTTCTCGTTCCCAATCTGGGAACGCCTCTTTAAATATTTTTTTTTCAAAATAAATAGAGTTCTCAAATGAATGTTTTTTAGTGAGAGCCAATTCAACAGAATTGGTATTTACTTTTACTTTACTTCTATTTACTTTACTTATCTTTACTTTAGATGCGTTTCGTACATGTTCGGAATGCGTTTCATTTTCTGCAACATGCTGATTTTCACGCCATTGTTTCAAACGTTCTGCGGTTTTTTCTTTTTTTATTTTGTAGTTTTCACTAAACTTTAGCAATTGTTTGTTGAAACTTTCGCCATTGTTTGACGATATTAGTCCAATACTTTCCATAAACGACCAACATTTGTCCAACTTTTTTCCAATATTAAGTTGCTTTTTTAGCACCGCAGTTTTGATTGGCTTTTCTTGTTGGGCAAACTTTTCTAAGGCAGTATAAAACAAGCCGAGACCCTCATAGCCATAAGCCATGAATAGTTCTGTTACCTTTTCGTCATTAAAGGAGTTTGAATCGTGTAAAAAATATTTCATGGATGTAAAAAAATAAAGCCCAACAAGTCGAGATTGTTGGGCTAAGGTTAGTAGTGATTAACCTTTAAATAATTTCACTTGTTCTCGACTTCAAATGAAATTATATTGATTCAAATATCGTTAATTAATCCAATATAATAAAATTAATACCCGATATTTTTAAAACTTTTACTTTGCCAGTCTTAGCCATGTGATAAGACCACTGAGTTGTTTTATTATTTTTTTTAGCGTACTCACTAAAGCTAATCAATTTGGAAATGTCTATTTTCATGCTCAAATATATTATAAATTTTACAAATTACAAATAACAAGGTTTCTGGCCTCGTATTTTTTTAGATAAACTGATTGGTCTAAGTCATCGTATTTAATCGAAATAAGCGCCTTATTTCCCATCCCAAAATAAAATGCAGTTAAACGAATAACAAAAGACCTTTGGACATTAAATTTGGCCGCAGTTATTTTGACGCTATTATTCTCGCCAATCAAAGACTCAATTATTTTAGCGTTGCGCTCCAAATTGTTTAACATAAAAGGATGTTTGGTCTGCGATTACTTTAATTGCGTCAATGCGGTCATATAATGACTCCAAATACTTATTGAGTTCGTCAATGTCTTCGGTTATTTTATAGCCGTTAGACGATGCAATAATGTTCGGAGCAGTTGTGCGTCTCAAATAATTCATTATGACTCGGATTCTGGAGTCGGCCAAATCAAAGTCGGTGTCATTACCAGAGCGCTCAAAGATTAGTTTTCTCAATTGCTTGTTAGTGTAAAATTTATTTGTTTTTCTTAACACTGCCTCAATAAATTTGGCGCATCGCTTCTCATTTTCTGTGATTTGATAGGTTAACTCCTCAAATAATGCTATCATAAGTTTAGTTCTAAGTTTTCGTTTGGTTCTGGGATGTAAACGTTTAAAAATTCGGTTGCCCACTGCTGCACATCTGCAATGAAATCCATGAATTGACTGGTCGATAGTTCACTGGTGCTTTTGATTCGCTCGATAAACTCGCCATCTGTGTTCGATTCGTTAGTCTTTAGGAATCTAAATTTCAATAGGTCGTGAACTTGCTCATTGTTTCGATAGTTCTCAAAGCCTGCGTCAATCAATCCAGCCTTAACAATAGGCAAAACAACGCCATGATAATAAGCATTTTGATTGTTTGAACGCTTTTTGGTGTTTTTATCTAATATAATTGAAACCTCTTTTCCGTTTAATGCTTCAATGTGAGCATCAAAAACGCTTTTGTTTAAAATTCTTAGACGGCCGTCTTCAACTTTACCAATATATTTTGCTTTCATGATACAAAATGCAGTATTAAAGAGACCAACATTGGAATATAAATAAAAAAACAAAATAATAACGAACACAATATCAACAATTCCAATAAAAATTCTATTGATTTTTTCATAACAATTCTTTTATATCTATTTTTAAAGCCTGCGCAACTTTAAACAGAGTTTCCAAAGTCATGTTTTTACCTTGCTCAACTCTCTGGTAAGTGCTGCGATTTAATTTGTTCTCGAAAGCGAATTGCTCGGCTGAATTATAGCCGAGTTCAATTCGTCTGTTTCGAATTTTGATATTGATTTTATCTAATTGCATCGGATAAAAGTTTTATAATTTCTAATTGATTAGCTAATTGCCTATTTTGGTTGTCAATTAATTTATCCCTAATTATCTCTGACTCTTTGTATTTTTCAACCAATTTTCTATAATCTTCAATAGTTTCTTTTAGCATTTTAATTAACTTGTCTTTGTCGTCAATTAATCCATTCTGTTTTCCAATTATTTCTGATTGAAATTCAATTATTTCGTGTGATTTCATATTCTTTTAGTTTATTTTACCAATTGTTTTAATTACTTGTTCGTGATAATTAGCGAGATATTCTCTGCATTGGATGACTTTAGCATAAATCTGCTCAATGATTTCGTCTGAGTGTTCTATCGTATAGGCAAGCCAACGTTGGTTTGCAGGCAAATAGTCATAACTTACGGCCTTGCCATAGTTAACATCCTCTGGCGTGTTCATAAGCGCATAGAATAGAATAAATTGCTTGCGCCCAGTTATTTGTAAATAGCCTCGACCCTGCCAAACATAGTCTTCATTGATTCCAGATATATTGTCAAGAAAAGTTTTGCGGTTAAATGGACACTTTATGTCCACGCAAATGTCTTCTGTCGGCAAAACGTCTGGCTCTCCGATAATATAATCATTTGAAAAAATGTCGATGTTCTTTTCAGCAAAAGGAAAGCCAAGTTGCTCGGCCATAAACTGGATGGCATCGGCCTCAACGGCCTTGCCCTTTTCAGTGTATTTAGAATGTATTTCCTCATGGTCATCCGCATACCATTCGTGCAAATAGGTTTTACATCCCGCAGACAACTCGCCCTCTTTTTTTGCTTTGCCCATAATTTTGGAAATCTGTGAGCATCTTATTTTAAATGGTTTCATATAGCCTCATCCATTAACATTTCTTTTTGCTCTTCTGTGATGTCGCATTTAGACTGAACGTCATAAATTGTGATTTCGTTTTTAGCTAATTTTTCAACAATCTGTTTCCATGCCGCCGAATCCTTAACTAATGCAATTTTTTTAGGCTTTGTTTCTGGCGCTTTGCCATGTGTGTTTGTTGTGTCGCTATCTTTTGTATCGTCCAGAGCAAACATACCCCCGAGCGCAAATTTTCGAGCGTAACTCGATGACGAACCAAACGACTGCGAAATGTCCATGCCTTTGCGGTTTGGGTCAATGCCTGCGCATCCGGTTGTCGTTACAACAATTCCATTTGGCAATGTTAATTGGACGCTTGACTCGCAATAAATTAATCCGCCCGCCTCTTTGATTTGGTCTGAAATAGTTAACATGCAACCATATTTTAAAAGATAAGGTTTTAGCGCTTCAAGTATATCCTCGCAATTGCGATACTTGTATTTGCCAAAGGCATTAAACTGATTTTTCGGTGCTTTTAATTCCGATTGAATTTTGATAAGTTCTGACATTTTTTTAGGTTTTTTAGTGATTTGTAAATTTAAACATTTAAAGTATTTAATCAAATTTTTTAGCGAATATTTTTAAACAATTCGTAATTGTCTCGCAGTTCTAATTTGATGACTTTTTTCTCAGTCATTCCCAGTTGCGCCCGAATGTGTTTACCCCAACGTTCTAAACTGATATTTGCATCCTCTGGCTTTGTGCCAGTTGTGGATTGTACGAAAATAACTTCTGTCTTTGGACATCCGTCCTCTTCTTGTCTGTGTGGATAGGT